TCAATACACAAGCAGCGTGTTCCAGAACGCGCACTGATGGCGCGCCGAATACTGGGCCGCGTCATAGCTTGCCAACGGGATGTCCTGCGACAGAAAGCGTTGCGACTGCGGCGTGAACCTCGGCCACGGCGAATTGCCCGTTCCGTTCGGATTTCCGGAATCTGCGAATTGCGTCCACGCGGCGACGAGCTGATCCGAAAGCTGCGTCTCCGCGGCATTCAGCGGATGCGAAACGCCCAGGATGCCGCCATGCCATTCCGGGAACAGGAACTGGATGTCGATCGTGTGCGCCGCCAGGGGCTGGAAGCCGGGCATCGGCGGGAAGTAGTACGGCGCGTTGCGGTAATCGAACTCGTAGGCGTAGACCGGCACCCACTGCGACAGCAGCTGATCGATGTACAGCGAACGACACGCCCCCGGATCAGTCGCCACCGCGTCGTAGGCCAGCTGCGGCGTCGGATAGCTGCCGACCGGATAGCGCCCCAGCACCGCGCCCACCGTCCCGGCCGGATACGGCACGCCGCTGCCGCCAGGCCCCGAAGGACCGCTATAGGTTGCGGTGACGAGTCGCGTGAAGTCCTCGGCCTTCATCGGCGTCTGCGGCGGGCCCGAGAAGTACTCGGTGATGCCGATGCCGAAATTGGCCTCGTCGCGAACGATGCCGCCCAGTACCGGAACGTGATTGAACTGGCCGGACGTCCACGCCTGCTTCGGCGTCAGCGGAACAATCGTCCCGTCAACCATCGGGCCGTTGACATAGGGCCCGTTCGCGTTGGCCGTGCCTTGCCATTGCAGGATTTCCTGGGTCGACAGCTTGCGCAGACAGGCTGCCGCCTCGGGGCCGGTGCCGGGGCAACCGGCGGTCTGAGCAAAGCCCGTGCCGCGCGTCATCGCGATCGACAGGGGGGCGATCGTCGATGTCGGCGAGCTCTGGAGGATGGCGCGATGAAACAGCCCATTCACGAGCGGCGAAATCATGTTCGCGCCGGTATCCGACGCGCCGGCCGACTGGCCGCCGAGCGTCACGTTGTTCGGATCGCCGCCGAAGGAATCGATGTTGCGCTGCACCCAACGCAGCACCGCCTGGATGTCCATGATTCCGTAGTTCCCGAACGCATGGCCCTCGGAATTCAGGGCCGGATGCGCGAGGAAACCGAACAGCCCAAGCCGATAGTTCGTCGTCACGACCACGGTGTCGGTGCCCATCGGGCCGCCGGTCGCGAGCTTGCTGCCGTCGTAGTCGTTCGATGCGCCGTCCACATTGCCGCCGCCGTGGATCCAGACGATTACCGGGCGCTTGCCGGCATGGCGCTGCCATCCGCCGTGCTTGGTCGTGAAGACGTTGAGGTAGAGGCAATCCTCGTCGACGCTCGCCGGCCCGGCGAACACGCCCAGTGTCGTCACCTCGCCCGGGTGCATCCGCATGCACGACGAGCGCAGTATCGAAAGCTCGATGACACATGATCTAGCAAGATCTTGCGGGATTTGTTCTGAACTACTTCTATCTACGGCATCACTTGGCGATGGTGGGTCAGCACGCGTCGCGCCGGTATTGCGCTGGCGTCTGGCCGGTGAAGCGCCGGAAGGTGCTGGTGAAATGGCTCTGGTCGGAAAAGCCGACGGCCAGCCCGACGTCGCAGATGGAGGCCGGGTCCAGGCGCAGCAACCGCTTGGCCTCGCCCATGCGCAGCCTGAGAACGTACTGATGCGGCGTGCTGCCGAAGGTGTTCTTGAAGACCTTCAGCAAATAGTGCGGACTGAGATGCACGAGCGCGGCGAGTTCCGTCAGCGTCGTGTTCTGCGCCAGATGCGCGAGCAGATAGTCGCGCAGCAACACCGCCTTCGCCCGCGCCAGCACCGCCGTCCCCGGCGGCTCGACTGGCGCGCATCCGGCGTATCGGCTGCTCAGGTAACTCGCCAGCGCAATGCCCAGCGCCTCGGAATAAATCGGCCCGTTCGGCGCCCCGCGCAGCGCCTCCTCGTACATCGACATTGCCAGCCGCGTGACATGCGGGTCGCGCTCGCCGTACTGCGACGACACGCGCAAGCCGCCGGCGTCAGCCATCTGCGGCAGCAGGCGTTCAACATCCGCTGCCGCCAGGCGGACATAGAGCGTCTCGCGCGTCCCCGTCCATGTGATCGATTGCTGAACCGCGCCATGGTCGAGCAGGACGAAGTGCCCCGGCCGGATCACGGAGCGCGGCGCCGCACAACCACTGCCAACTTCGAGATTTGCCGAGCCATCGACGCAGATGCCGAGCAGCACTTCCGGCACGGCAAAGTCGCGCAGACACCCTGCCGGCCCGACGCGGTGCAAGGCCAGCGGAAAGCCGGCCCAATGATCGGGCTCGCTCGACCACAGCCGATCGGTGAACTTGATCGGACTTCTGTGCCGATTCGTCGCGAGTGCGTCCTGGCATGCCGTCATCGCTGGGCCCTTCCGGGGATGAAGACGGAAATCTGTCCCCGATCCCGCATTGCCGTTTCATCGAAAGTCGATGCTAGGGCGACCACCGAAAGCTGGTGAATTAGGGTTCACTGCGAATGAAAACGGCGGTAACGCCGCAGGCGCGCAAGCACGCGACGCGGAACAAAGCTTATGGAACGAGACTGGGAAGTTGCAGCAGGCTCAGCGCGAGCATCGTCAAGATGAGCGCTTACGCTTGGCGTGTTGATTGTTGGCGATTGCCAGCGGCGCAGGGCTGGATCGAATCGAGAATGCCTGGTCTGCCCGGAGGGGATCGAACCCCCGACCCACGGCTTAGAAGGCCGTTGCTGCAATAGAAAATTTACTTTAAAAATCAATCACTTATAAAACTTATGCTGTGCCATTCATCGCCGTCAAAGGCAACGCTAACCCATTGATCTGCAAAGAATTGCATCTGCTGAGTGGCACACGGTTGGCACACTCACGGACATCGTCACCATCACCGGCAACGCCGGTGCAATTCAACTCGTCGCTCACGTCGGCCGCAGGCCGGCGCTATTCAAACTCCACACTTACGCCGGCTGGCCGGCGCTGATTCTGGGGCTGCCGAACCCGCGCCTACCCCCCATCAGCTGCGCGCGCGCAGAACTGATGCAGCGGGCGGCCTGTCGGCCGGAAGCGCGTAGGCCGCGCAGCCTGGAGCGCTACGCCGTCGACGGCAAGCCCAAAGTCGACAGACGCCAGCACCGCAAGCCGGTCGACGCAGGCCCGGAATCTGGACGAAAAAAAGCCCGCCCCGAAGGGCGGGCTTTGCGCGGTGCACATCACGTCTACTGCATGTCATCCTCGATTAATCGTCGGCACGGTTGGATCAGCCTGCATGCGGCCTCGATACCAGCTCGCAATGCCGAGGATCGGCGACACCACGCCGATGATGCCGGCGACAGCGGCCAGCACGCCAGGCAGCTGTGCGAGTCCTTCGGCATGGCCAGCCAGGGCGGCACCGTAGCCCGCAAACACGGTCAGCACCGACAGCAGCACGGCCAGCGCGACCGCGAATCCGATCGCTGGCCGCCATGAGTAGGTCGGCCAGTGTTCGGCCGCCGCCTCCACGCGCATGGTCGCGCCCACGTCGGCCGCAGCCGCCTGCTGGGCTTGCATGGCCTGCGCCTCGGCACCAAGGCGCATCTGCTCGACTTGCACGGCCAGCGCCTGAATGCGTTCCGCGTGCGTCGTTTCGATTTCGCGCAGCTTGAGCGCTGACGCAGGATCTGCGAGCGCGGCAGCAGCCGCCTGCGCATCGCCGGCTGGCGTGCCGAGTGCTGACGAGATGAGCGCGCCGACGGCGCCGCCGGCCGGGCCGCCGAGCAGCGAGCCAAGCAGCGGTGCAGCGCGGCCGACAGTGCCAGCGATATCTTTCCAGTCCGCCATGTGTCAGTCCTGCAAATCTGGCGCTTGCTGGGCGGCCAGTGTGCTGCGCAGCTCGTAGCCCATCAACGGCCAAATCTTGGTGATGGCGTTTTGCCGCGCGATCTTGCGGCCGAGATCGGCGTTGTAGTTTTCCGGGCTTGCGCAGGCGCTTTCGCCTGTGACGGTGAAACCGTTACGCAAGATGAGGACGCAGAAGGTCAGCAGGTCGAGCTCGATCGGTGGCGCGAGCACCCGCTTATCGTCCGGCAGCGCGTTGAATTCCTCGCTCGCGGTCATTGCGCCGGCGTAGCCATCGCCTGCCGTGAAGTAATGCTCGCCGGCAATGTTCGCCTCGATGTCGGCTGGCGTGACGCGCGGCGCGGTCAGGCCATTGGCTTGGATGATTTGTTCGATGCTGTTGTCGTTGATAGCCATGTGGTCGGTTCTCGGTTGCAAGCGCCATCAGGACGTGCTCCGGCGCTGCGCTCACGGCGCCGGGTCCAATTCATACGTGCATCACCCCCGGCGCCCACTCCTCGATCGCGGCCTGATACAGCACCAGGCGCGCCTCGGTGCTCTGCCGGTCGCCGGGGTTGATGCGGCGGCAGACCGACTCGAACGAGGTCATGCCCTGATCGGCCAGCGGGTTGCAGCCGTGCGTCGACCAAAACCAGCCCGCCGCGTCGGCGGCCACGTCGGGCTGCTCAAGCAGCTCGGGATGCGTGACCACCGCGCGGCCGGTCGCGTCCTGGTACGCCTGATAGTTGGCGCGGCCGGTGATCTGCATGAGCCCGCGCCCGAGGTAGCGCGCGCCGTCGCCGGGCTGGGTGTTGCCCAGATCGGCGCGGCCGTCGTACACGGCGCCGGCCAGCAGCAACGGCGCGGCGACGTAGTTGCCGGCGTTGAGTCGGCCGTCGGCGAAGCGGTCGCGGTCGGCGCGTTCGCCGGGCTTGGCTTCGCGGAAGCGCGTCGGCCAGACCGCGACGATGCGCGACGGCGACCGATAGATGAGGTTCTCCCTCAGCACGGTGAAACCGCGCGATTCGTGCGCGAGCTGCGCGAGCCAGGCGGCGCGCCGCAGCGGCGTGTCGATCTGCCAGCGTTGCGCGGCGGCGATCAGCAGCGGCGCCCAGCAGTTGGCAATATCGGTGCGCACGCCAAACGCGCGGCTCAGCTGCGCGGGCGTGATGTAGGCCAGAGTGATCGGATTCATGTTTGTCCGGGGTCAGTGCAGCAGTCGATGCACGGCCGCGACGATGTCGCGCCAGCGCATGAGGAGTCGGCCGCTGCCCAGATGCCGGCCGCGATGGCGGCCAGCAGCGTGACGATTCGTTTGCCGCGCGTGCCGGTGTTAGCCACGCGCCAGGTGAGCACGGCCCAGTCGACGCCAGAGCGGATGTGCCGCAGCAGCTCCGCGTTCTCGCGCGCTTCGGCCGCTTGGCGATCGAGCGTTTCCGTCATCTGCCGGATGAGTTCGTCGCGGATGTCTTCGCGGCGCGCGGCGGCGTCGAGGCGGTAGTCCTGCACCGCCATCCGCTCGGCACCGGCTTCGAGGCGCTCGAAAATGTGCTCCAGCAATTGCCGGTCGGAGCAAGTGGCCAGCATTCGCTGGGTAGTGCCGAGGTCGGGTGCAGTCATGTCGAGCCCAAAAAAAAAGCCCGCCGAAGCGGGCTTGGGTGAGCAGCGGGTGTTACGCCGCCGGCGGCGTCCAGCCTGTCGGCTCGACGTTCCAGACCGACAGCCAGCCGGGGCTGCCGCCAACCGCCTCGATTGCCGCGCGAGTGTCGAGGTCATCGATGGCGATGACCACGCCGTTGGGTGCCCAGATGTTCGAGCGCGGCGGGTTCTCGTAGCAGAGAGCGAGCGAGATGCCGACGTGCGGCGCGCCCTCGGGCAGATCGAACATTTCCGAACCTTCGATCGGCGGGAGATCGCCGAACGCCCACAGGCCGCCGGCAGCCGGCGGGCTGGCCAGCGCGGCAATGGCGGCGTCGAGCGTCTCGACGATGACGCCGTGTTGGTGATAGGCGCCGACGGCGTCTTTGATAACGATGATGTACATGCAATGCCTCTTTGGTTAGGCGTAGGTGAAATGGCCGACCACATCACCGGCGGCAACCGCCGTCGCATCGAGGTCGGCATTGGCGGCGGTGATCGCGTACGCGATCCCGGTGGTGAACGGCATGCCGAAATCGTCGCCGCCCATAAGCAGCGCCGTCGTCGGCGGAATTGCGAGCGTGAACACGGGCGTGTCGGCGCCCGGGCTGGGTGCCGTGGCTTTGTTGAAGAACGCCACGTACTTGATTGATGCGGTCGTGTTTGTGAGCACGCCGCGCAGAATTCGGCCGGCGCTTGCCTTCACCGACGTCGCGTTGGTACTTGCTGCGCTGCGCACCTTTGCGATTGAAACGTTTGCAATCGTGCCCGCGCGCACCTGCATGCCAACGTCGCCGATCAGCGCAGTGCCAGCGCTAAGCGCCGGCGCCGGAGCGAGTTGCATCGGGCGAGCGGACAGCGTGCCAACAACAGTCGTCGTCCCAGACGTGTACGCGCTGACCCGTGCGCGAAAATAGCGGGCGGTGCGGGGAAACACCATCAGCCCGGTGGTGCTGCTCGACGAGAGTTGCACTGCATTGCCGACACCGTTGCCAAGCGCCGGCCACCAGGTAGCTTGGCTGTCGCTGACCTCGTAAGTGATGGTTGCCGACCCGATGGCGGTGGTCTCGACGCTGATCGACATTGAGCCGAGCATGTCGACGCTGAACAGCACAGCCTGCGTTGTCGACGTCCCGCTGACCGATGCGCCATCGAGAAGCGCTACCGGCACACGCGCAGCGTCGGCCGTCGCCGTGCTGCTGAACAATGCGGTGATGATGCTCGACAGCCGCTGCGCGATTCGCTGGAGCCGGCCGTTGAGGCCGGCGCTTGCTGTGTCGGTCGCGGGCGCGGCCTCGTTGACCGCGCCCAGCAGCACGGCTTGCGCCAGCTGGTTCGCCGCGCTCGCATCGCCACCACCGCCTGAGCCACCGCTGCCGGGGTTGGCCACGTAGACGACCGGCGCGAACGTGCCGTCGCCCAGGTCTTTCATCACCGTCGTGCACCGGCCGTGCACGCCCGTGATTTGTACATCTGCCATTTGCTGCTCCTGAAATGCAAACGGCCCGCAATTGCGGGCCGTGCGGTGAAGATGCTTTTGTGCTGCTGATTAGACTTTGCCGCGCACCGTGATGCAGGCCCGGGTCTGCGTGGTGTTGCTGCCGCCGCCCATTGCTTGTCGCATCACTGTGACCGAGTTGAGCGCAGTGCGCCCCGTCGATGCACTGACGACTTCCTGAAAGATCGCGTCGGTCGTGCCGCTGGCGTTGTCGATCTGAGTGGTGACCTGCACGCGCATCGTGCTGGCGTCGCTGTAGGCGATCGGCAGCGCGACGGTCTGCGAGGTTTCGCTCGTGCTCCAGGTCGAGTACACCGTCTGCTCGACGATGCCGTTGGGGAAGTACTGCACCTGTGCCGATGCGGCGAAGTCGTCGGCCTTGGCGTAGTACGCGCCGTGTTGGCCATCGAGCATGTCCGCATCGAACGCACACCCTGCACCGTCCACCAGCAGCAACTGGGCGAGCATGTGGGCGCCGTCGAACATCGCCATCGGCACGTAGTTGTCGAGCGTCACGAGATGCGCGTAGCGCGCGTCGAGCGCGGCCAGCAGCTGCGCGTCGTTGGACTTGGCCGGGGTGATGCCAGCAGCAGCAAGCACGGCCAGCAGCTCGGCTTGCAGCATGTTGAAAAAGTTCGCGACGAGGATCGTGCGCGGCGTGTTCGTGGCTGCGTCGCCGTCCGTGAACCAGCCTCCGGTGCCCGCCGTGCCGACAGCCGGCCGCGTGGCCACCGCCGTTGTGTGGTCGTATTTGTACATTCCGAATGCCTGTTTAAGAGAAGAGCAGATAGGTATGCGCCGGCTTGAGCCGCAGCAGCAGCGCCCGCAGGCTGTTGGGCAGGGTGACGGTGCTGCTGACGACCCACGTGGCGTCCCACTCGATGTCGCCCAGCGCGTCGCCGCAGCCGTCGAGGCCGACGCGAAACGGGTGGCACTCGGTGATCGTGATGGTGTAGCCAGCCGCCGCCGCGACAGTGGTGAAGTAGCCAATCGACTGGCCGCCGCGTGCAGCGAACGCGGCAACTACAGCAGCCCGGCGCTGCGCCAGCGTTGCTCCGGCATCGGGCGCCTGGCCGACGAGCAACTCGTAGTCGGTAATGAGGGCCGTCGTCGTCACCGGGCAGCAGTCGAGCAGCAACTGATCGGCAGACGCCTGCACGCGCGCCAGCTCGATCGAGGCGCCGTCGAGCAGCGGTTCATCGTCGAGCCAGGCGGGGCCGCGCGGCATGAGCAGTTGCAGTGCGGTCGCGTAGGAATTCTCTGCATCGGTCACTGTTACCAGCAGCTGATCGGTCGCGGCCGATAGCGCACTGCTGCCGCCGCCGCTGCTGGCGTCGATCGTGCCTCCCGCCGCACCCGCGCTTTGGTCCCAGGCACGCCACGTTGCAGTCATTTGCGCGACGCCGGCAGCCGGCGTGTAGCGCAACACGTCGGCAGGCCGCAGCAGCAATGCCGCAGCAGCAGTCACCGCGCCGACGCTTGCCCACGTCGCGCCGGCGTTGATCGAGTAGTCCCAGCCCGCGCCGGTCGTCGCAGTCAGCGCAATGCCGAGCGGGTCGCCTTCGGCGTCGGTCGCGCCGGCGAGCAGCGCGGACACGCGCACAGTCGCCGACGCGCCAACATCGATCGACAACGTCGGCGAGCTGGCGACCAACACCGGCACGGTGTTGAACGGCGCGGTCGGCACAGCGTTGATTGCACGGTCGCCGCGCGTAAATCGCAGCTCGTCGAGCCAGCCCAGGTAATAGTTCGCGCCCTCTTGAGTTTGGCCAACGTTCATATGTTGCGACGTCAGCGCGGTGCCCGTGCGTGTCGCAGCCGTCGCGCCGACATTGCCGTTGACAGAGACAGTGAGGGTGCCCGACGCCGTGCAGCGAGCGGCAACAAATGCCCACTGCCCTACCTGCACGACACCGGTTGCAGTCGTTGCATCGGCGGAGGTTTCTGCCCAGCATCGCAACTGCCCTGCCGCATTCACCCAAAACAAAATTCCGTAGCGATACACGCTCGACCGCGTGTCGAGCAATACGTGATACGTCGCCGTCAATGCCGATGGCCGAATCCACCCTTCAATGGTCCACGCACCCGACGGCGCGAAATCCGCGCTGTCCGGCGCAGTCAGATAGCCTCCGGAAAACAGCAGGCTGGCACTGCCCCAGCGCGATTGCGCAGTGTCGATCTCGACCGCGCCGGTGGCTGTGACCGCGCGCCGCGCGGGCGACGAGTCAACGATGACACGGCTGCCGTCGCTGCCTTCGGCATGCAGCAGCAACGACACCGAGGAAAACAGACTGTCGGTCATCGTCAGCTCCAAGTGATCGAGCCGGGCAGCGCGATCTCGCCCGCCGCGTACACGATGTTGGCCGCCGGCACTACCAGCGTGAAGTGCTCGACGCCAGCTGCGCCAGCGATCGCTTCATCGAGCCGCGACAGCCAGAGCGTGCCGCCCGGTTCCGCCTCGCGCCGCACGAAGTCGGCCACCTCGGCAACCACGGCCGCGCGCGTTGCGGTGGTGTCAGGCACCAGGCCGCTGATGGTGATGGCCAGCGGCACGCCGATCGGCGCCAATGCGGTGATGCGGGCGCATACGGGCTTGCGCACCGGGTCGGTCAGATACGCCTGCACGGCCGTGACGAGTGCACCGCTCGGGATGCTGTCGCCAGCCATCACGCGCACGTAAACATCCGGCGGGGCCGCTGCCACCCAGGCGCGCGTGACGCCAGCGACTTCCAGCGCCCACTCCACATAGTCGGCTTCCGCCCCGCCCTGCGGTGGCAGCTGTATGCGCGCCTTGATGCGCGCAAACAGCGCCGCGTCGGACTCGACATCACCGCCGCCGGTCAACGCGCCGGCAACGCCGACGGACTGCACGCCCGACACCGGAGACACCAGAGTCAAGGTCTGCCCGGCCTCGCGATTGCCGGCTGCGCCCGCGTCGTTGGCCGTGACGGTCACATCAAGCGTGGCGCCGGTGGCGGTGCCGCCGGTGGTGACGGTGTAGAGCGTGCCGTCGAGCGCGCGCAGAACGGCAGTCGTGCCGACGACTGCGCCGGCGGCAGTCGTGAGCGTCACGGTGCCGACCGCCTTCGACGCCGCCTTGCGCGGGATGCTGAGCCAGATGCTGGCCCAACGGTCGAGCACGGCGTCCTCGGCAGTGTCTGGCAGCGCCTGGTCAGCGACCCATGCCTGATGGGCGTACAGGCTGTGCACGCTGTAGGCCAGCACGCGGCCGTAGACCGGCGCATCGGCGCGCCGCAGCGCATCGGTGATGCCGAGGCGCCCGAGCAGGTCGGAGACGATACGGCCGATCAGCGTCGGCAAGGTTGGGCGGTCAAACGGCATTGAGTTTCTCCCATGCGTCGGCGTAGCGCAGGTCGATCTTGCCGCCGGTGGTGCGGGTGAGGTGGATGGTGAGGTCGAGGCGCTGCTGACCATTGCGCACGGCGGTGGCGTCAACCGCGGCGACGACGCCGTCGTCGACCATCCACGTGAGGGCCTCGATCGCATAGACCCGGGCGTCGTTCAGCGTGGCCGTCGTGAGCGTGCTGCGCGCCAACAGCCAGAGGCGCGATCCGATTCGGTCGCCCGGCACGTCGGGATAGCTGTCGCCCCACCAGCCCATGCGCTCGTCACCGGGCAGCAGATCGTCAGGCTCGGCGCGGCGCCATGTAAACAGGCTGATGACGACAGCACGAGCCAGGGCAGCATCGGGATGCATGCCGAGGTCGAGCGTGCTGCCGGCGACGGTGATCGTGGCAGGCGATGCGGTGTAGAGCATGAGCAGCTTTCAGAAACGACAAACCCCGCCGGAGCGGGGTCTGTGCGGGATGGCCGTGTGTGCGGCGCTTACGCCATCGGGACCGGCCCGTCGGTGGTGACGGTGTCCGAGCCGCCATGCACGGCGCGCACTGCGTGATCGTGCTCGTCGTAGATCTCGCGCATGCCGCGCGCGGTGTGCGCACCGCCCGCGTCGGCGACATCGCCGGCCGCCGTGATGTTGGCTTCGCTCGTCACGTTGCCTTGCGCAGCAACGGTGGCGTCAGCAGTGACCGGGCCGGTCACGTGCAGCGCGGCCTCAATCGTAACCATCGGCGTATCGGTGATCAGCATTGGCTTGCCTGCACCACGCACGACGATGCCCGTGCGCGTGAGGTGCACCGACTGGCCCTGATCGTCGTAGACAGCAACTTCGCCCCCGGCAAGATTGCGCAGCCGGTAGCGGCGGTCGCAGACCGTCAGCACCACACCATGCCCACGGTCGCCGTCGAGGTAGGCAGAGACCTTCTCGGCACCGATCAGCGGGGCGGCCGTGAAGCCGTAGGGCTCGACGTGCTCGATCGCGTCCTTCGCTTCGTCGCCTTCAACCGTGACTTGCAATCGCTGCATGCCACCGCTGCTGTCTACGGCCGTCACCATGCCGCGCGCGAGCATGTTGCCAACGCGCCGCGCGATCGGCGCCAGCATGCGGGCCATCATCCGATCATTCGACATAGGTGACTTTCTTCTGCTTCTTCAGCCTGTGGACGACGGCCGGCGTGATCCAGCCCGCTACCGGGCCAACGCTCAGCGTGGTCTGCGGGCCTTCGGCGCCCAGCGCCCAGGTGACTTCGGTGATCAACATCGCTTCGTCCCAACCGATCAGCGCATCACGCACATGCACCATCTGGTTCGGCTGCCAGAGCGCCCCGGTGCTTTGGCGCCAGCCCTGCACCACGTATTGAGTGACTTCCGAGCGCGCGCTGCGGTGATCGCGCTCATAGGTCGCGCGCTCTTGCACCGTGGTGCCATCGGCCTGCCCGCTCTGCTTGATCAACAGCGTGCGGTTGCGGCCGATGTCGGCATCCGTCGCGCGGCCGGCGGCACCGTAACCAGCTGCAGGGCTGGCCGCGTCTGCGCCGGTGGACGACTGCCCGCGCACCACGTAGTTCGCGAACCTGTCCTTGTTGTCAAGGTCGGCCGACGCGCTGCGCACGTTGACGCCCAGCTCCAGCGCGTCATCGGCGCGGCTGCTGCCGACGTCGATCAGCACCAGGTTACCGACGGCATCGTCCGTGGCAAGCAGGCCGCGCGGGCTTAACAGGCGATCGAGCGACTCCTGCACGGTTTCGCCCTGCTCGATCTGGTGCTCTGCAACCGTGGCGACTGTCTCGATCTGCGCATGCACGCTCACGCTGTAGGACGACGCGAGCGCGCTGGCGATGCGCTCGACGCTCAGCCCGCGCCATTGCCCCGGCGAATAGATTGCCGAGCAGTCGACGAGGTCGGCCGTCTTGCTTCGGCCCCGGATGCTGGCCGTAATGCTCCTGTCGTCGTAGCTGATTGGCCGCGCATCGATCCAGCCGGTCATTACCAGGTCGGCGCCGATGCGCACTTCCACGGCCTGCCCGGCACGGATGCGCCGCACCATCGCGCTGACTGCCGCGCCGGGCATGGCGGCCGTGACCCCGACCTCAAAGCTTCGCGACATGCGGTCGATGCCGGCGGTGATGCTGACCGCCAGCCAGCCCGCGTAGTCGATGCCGGCGATTCGGACGCTTACGGTGTTGTCGGCGGCCATGGGTGCTCCTGTTGTGCGCGGTACTCATCGAATGCCCATTGCCAATGGAACGTGCATGCCATGAGGCGGCCGTTCTCACGAGCCAGCCACCCGAGCCAGCGGTGCCAGAGGTAGACGTGTTCGTTGTGCATCGCTCACCTGCTCAAAACCTGCAACGGCAACGCCGGCAGGAACAACGGGTCATGCACGCGATTTCGCGCGCAGATCTCATCTGCGCGTGTGGCGTCGCTGTACAGGTCGTAAGCCAGCACAGCGGCCGGCATGACGGCGCGCGGCGTGACGGTCATCAGCCGCGCGGAGTCGCGGGCGCGCGTCGCAACGTCGGTGATGACGGCGGTGCGCAGATCGGCAAGCACGGCAAACGATGCATCGGTCGCGGTTGCGGCTTCAGCGTCGATCGCCGCGCAGATGCGGTCGCGTAGCTGCTGCGCATCGTCGAGCACGGGCAGCGACGGCATGGCCGCCAGCGTGTTGCTGGCCAGCACGACGAGCTGCATGCGCACCAGCGTTTGCAGCTCTGCGGTGTTGGCAGTGGTGGCCACCATCGCCGGGGTTGCTGATGCATCGGCAGTGCTGCGGTGCACCGGCAAGCCGGGCATGAGGTCGAGCACGCCGAAGGCACCGGCCAGCAGCGCGCCGTAATCGGCCGTGGTGACGCCGACGAACAGGTCGGCCACGCCTTGCGCAAGTTCTGCCGGCGTGCGCAACAGCGTCTGCACCTGGTTGATGATGCCGGTCGGGCTGACGACGCCCCATGCACCCTGCACGACTGCCAGCGCTGCCTTGGCCGATGCCATCGCCGCATCCACCACGTGCGCGGGCTGGTTGGCCACGCTGATGCCGGCGGCTGCATCGGCCTTGCCTGCCGTGGTGACAGCGGCCGATGCGATCGACACCTGCGCGGCCGTGGCCGGCGTTGACGTCGGGAAGGTAAGTGCGCCGCCCTCGACAAACGTGAGGTTGAACCGGCACAGCCCACCCTCCTGGTTGCTGTGCGATACCCGGCAGTCCTTCACCGAGACAGTGAGCCGGCCGTACCACGGATGCACCAGCGTGCCCGAGCCGGCAGCCTCGATCGCGGCCAGCAGCGCATCGCGCCGGGTCATGTAGTCGGCGCCAATGACAAACGCCGTCACGCTGATTTCGCGCGTGGCGCGCCCGAGGTCAGCGACGTAGGGCACATCGCGCATCGGATAGTCGTAGACCTGCAAGCGGCGGCCGGCGGTCATGTCGTCGGCCGTGGCTTCGAAAGGCACACCGCGAAACGATGCGGCCATGAGTTGCTCGCGCCAGCTCATGGCAGCCCCAGTGCTGCCGAGCGATAGCCGACATCGGGGTTCAGCGTCAGCCCCGGTGCCGAGGTCTTGCCGGCATCAACACGCATGCCGGCCGGTGCGCCGTCGAACGTAACCTTGATCTCGCCATTGACCTGCTGGCGTTGCGGCTGGTTCAGCAGGCCACCACCGGGCGGTGCATTGAGTGGTGCAGACGGCTGCACTGGTGTGCCGGCGGCCCAGCCGGCAACGGCCTTGGCGCCCTGCCAGACGGCGCCGTAGGTGTTGGCATAGAAGTCGATGATCGGCTGAATGTAGGGCTTGACCTTGGCCCACATGCCCATCAGGAAGTCGATCAAACCCGAGGCACCGTCCGTGATGCCCTGCCACAACCCGGAGAAGAAACTGCTGACCTCTTCCCAGTGATCGATGACGTAGACGGCTGCCAGACCCAGCAGCATGAATCCGATCTTCAGCGCGAGCAGCCACGGGTTGAAATTGGTCATCCCGTTCATGACTGCCGAGGCAATCGCCATCCCGCGCGCAACGCCAAGGGCACCGATCTTCAGCACGGTCAGCCCGGCCGCCATGCCAAACAGCCCGCGAATGATGCCGGGATGCTCCGCTGCAAACGTGGACATCCAGCTGCTGGCAGAGCCCAGCAAATCTGTCATGCCCTTGGCCTCGCCTTCAAACGCCCCGCCGATCGCGGCGGCAGCATTGATGGCCGTGCCGGTCATCGCGTCCCACAGGTTCTTGAGCGTGCCGAGCTGCGCATTCACGCGCGTGGTCAGGTCGGCTTGTGCGGCCATGGACGCGCGCATTGCCTCGATGCCGTCCTTGCCTTGCGTGATCGCGATCGACACCGCCTGGAGCGTCTCGGCATCGTCGCCAAACAGCTCTTTCAGGATCGTCGTGCGGCCACCAGTGCTGAGGCCCTTGAGCTTCGCGAGCTGCGCATAGAAGTTATCCATGCCGCCGAACTCGCCCTTCCCGTTGGTGAAGTCGAGCTTGATGCCCTTGTGGGCCATCATCTTGTTGACCGTCGCCATCTTCTTGGCGTCGAAGCCGGCGGAGAACACCTTGCGCCATGCGTTGCCGGCAGCCTCACCGGCCATGCCGGAGCGCACCGCGACGGCGATCAGCGGCGCGAACGCCTGCGCGGCAGCCAGGCCGTGGACCTTGATCATGTCCATCACCGGCGCCATCTTGCTGAAGCCTTGCAGCATGTCGTCGCTGTTGACGCCCAGGTTCTGCACGCGCTGGATGGTGTCCATCAGCGTGAGCATGTCGGCGTTGACGGTGCCGGTTGCGGTCTGGAGCTTGGCCGCGAACAGCGCTGCTTCTTCCGGCGCCATGCCGAGCTGCACCGCCAGATAGGCAGTGGCCTTGCCAACGCCTTCCAGCACTGACTGCGCCGGCACGCCCTGCCGCAGTAGCGTGGTCATCATCCGCTGGAAGTCGGCCGTGGTGCCCGGCAGCTTGTCGCCCAGGCTGACCGCCAGTTCGTTGACCTTGCCGAACTCGGCAGCAACTGCGCCACCGGCGCCCATCATCGAGGTCTTGAGCTGGGTCGCGGCGTCTTCTTGATCGGCAAACGCCTTGAGCGAGCCGCCGACCATGGCCGCCAGGCCCGCGCCCATGGCGATGCCGCCCTTGCCCAGCGCGGCGGCTTGCAGCTTCCAGCCCTTGAGGTTCTTTTGCATCGTGCTCAGCATCGGCGACAGCTTGTCGATGCCGGTGATGAGCGCGCGGAGTTCGAAGGTTTTAGCCATGGTCAGTCCTGCGGGGTGTTGACGATCTTGCTGATGCGCGCGGCCTGCTGTTCGAGGTCGAGCGCGTCGTCAAGCGGCAGCCCGAGTACTTCCAGCGGCGACAGCCGCCAGAAGTAGGCGAGGTCATGCAGCCGGTCGATTAGTCGGGCTGCGTCGGCATCGGGGTCGCTGCACCCGCCCCGCCAAGGAAAAAACCCGCGACCGTCCACGCCAGCGTGTTGAGGTCGGACGGGCAGATCAAGTCCACCGTCGAGGGCGGCAGTTGCGCCAGGCGGCCGACGTAGCGGCACACCGGCCCCATCGCGAGGCTGACGTTGCCGCCGTCCATCGCCGTGGTGTAGGGCAGGCCAATCTCCCGCACGTCCTTGCCGGTGGGTCGGCGCAGGGTGATGACGGCAAGCTCAGTGCCGGCGACGGTGATCGGCTGGGCCAGCTTGAGGGTGATGGGTTCGCTCATTGCCAGATGCCTCGCGTGCCGTTGAATTCGAGATCCACTTCGCCGCTGGTGGGGTCGTAGGTTGGTTCACCCGCGAGCCACGCGCCCGAGAGCGTGTAGACGCGGCCGTTGATCATCTCGGCCGTGATCGTCATGTCGGTGGACTTCTTCAGACGATCGATCGGGAAGTTCGGGCCGAACAAGCCCTTGAGCTTGATGTAGGGCGTGCGATGCGTTTCGATGATGCCGACCGTGGAGTTCAGCCCCTCGGCCGGCGCGCGCTTGGTGTCGGTCAGCGGCACTTCGATGTCGCCCTTGGGCTCGACGATGTCGCCGTCGGCTTTGACGTAGCAAGTGCCTGCGATGCGGTTTGCCATTGCTGTGCTCCTTATGCGTTGGCCGGGTACTGGAGCCGGAACTGCGCCAGCACGGCGACGATGCGCAGCTGGTTGACGTAGTCGGGCGGGAACAGGATGTCGAGCCGGTTGGGGTTGTTCGCGTTGCGCTCGACGATCAGGTACTTGGCGAACAACGCGGCGTTCTCGACGATGCCGAGTGCCTCCAGCTCGTAATACGCGACGGCCAGCTCCGCAGCGACGATCGACGGCGTAACGACGGGCGCCCCCGGTGCAATGCGGGTGCCGTTATCAGCCAGCAGATGCCGGCCATACTTGCTGGAGATGCGGTTGCGCAGATAACGCAGCACATACGCCGTGGTGTGCGGCGTTTCGCTATCCAGATAGCTGGTGTCGGGCTGACCGAGCGCGTTCTTCTGGTACGTGGTGATGGCGCGTTCGACACGCTGCACGCCGCCGCTGACGTAGGCAGTGGCGATGCCGTAGCCGAGCAGCGACTGGCGATCGCTGATCGTCCAGCGGCTGCCGACCGGCGCCGGCATCACTGCATCAAGCGCGCCCGATTGCGTCGGCCGCGCCGGATGCGCCTTGATGAACACGGCATTGCGGGCCGTGTAGCTTGCCGCAGCCTCCCACACCGGCGTTGGCTGCGCGACCTCGGGGCCGTAGATGGTGGCGTGCTGATCGTTGAGCAGCCCGCCGAAGGTGACGAGCGCGCCGAGCGTGCCGCGCTTTGCGCCGTACACATGGCCGTAGATCTGCCGCGACCAGCTCCAGCGGCCGGCGCTGTCACCCATCTCGGTCGCGAGCGCGGCAAGGCTGGCCGTGTCGTTGAACGGCATGGCGATGAAGTCGAACTCTTCGTCGCCCATCGCCGAAATCGCCGTCGACATGGTCGGCGCGCCGCTGCCGCCGCTCATGGCGACAATCGTGGCGCCGATGCCGGCCGGCAGCGCTTCGCCGCCGGCCAGGCCGCGATAGTTGCAACGCAGGTCGATGTCGTTGCCGGTCAGGCCCAGCCAGCGGCACAGGAAGGTCACGACGCCGGCCGATGCGGTGGCGGTCACCGGCAAATCGAGCGCGGCATTGACGGCGGCCGCAAGATTGGTGGCGACGACCGTGGCGGTGTCGCCCGCCAGCACGGCGATGGTGACAAGCTGCCCGGCGATGTAGGCCGACAGCGTGCCGGCGGTAGTGCACGGGCCGGTGAAAGTGATGGTGCCCGTGGCGGCAACACCGGTCGGTGCCGGCAAGGCCACAGCCCAGACTTCGCCCATCGGGTCGCTGGCGGCTGCGGCGGCGTACATGCGCGCCAGCATCGAGCCCCGCCCGAACAGCGCCCACGCCGACGTGATGCTGCTGACGAGCGTGAGCGTGCCGGCCGCGACCATGCCGGCCGACAGGCCATGCCCGAGCAGCAGCGTGCGCTGGACGCCGACGACGCTGCCGTTGGCCTGGGAGTTATCGACCTCTGCCCAAAACAATGGCACGCGCAGATTCGAGGGAATGGCGTTGAACGCGACCGTCATTGGGTGACCTCGTCAGCAGGCGCGGCGGGCTCAGCGGCCGGCACAGTGGCGGGCGCGATGGCGGGGGCGGGTTCGGGCGGCAGGATCAGGTCGCGGTCGCGGATGCGGTGCGCCCAGTACTGGACGTTGGGGTCGACCTCGCGACCTTGGGGCGGCACGAGACCGCCGCGCTCGGGGTCCGGGACGGACATGCCGGGCGCAGGGATGTAAAGAGGCATGCGATGCGCTCCTTCAGGTTGGGGGTGGCAAATCGATGGAGAGACGGGCGTCGATGACGCCGTCAGGTGCGGGCGGTGTGGTGGGTGCGATGGCATCGAGCGCGATGTCGATGCCAGCCAGCGGCGACAGTGCAGCGAGGTCGCGGCCCTGCCGGGTGGCGTCGGTGGTGCCGACACTGGCGTGCAGCTCCCAGTCGGCGCCAAATTCGAAGCGGTAGAAGAGCCGCGCGCGGTTCATCTTCAGCAGCATTCCGCCCTCGTACTCGATCGGGCCGTAGTCGGCCGACACGCGCAAACCGGCCAGTACTGCAAGCAGTTCAGCTCGCACGACATGCACCTGATCTGCGGTGGCGACGCTGCCGAGTTCGTCGGCCGTGTTGTCGACCGAAACGACGACCGCGAACGCGTCGCGGTTCTGCTGGTAGATGCCGGTGCTCGATGTGTTGTCGCCAGCGCGGTCATCAAGCGGCATGACGTAGGCGGAGGCCACCGGGGCGTGACCGGCCTCGGGCACCGCCGCGAATTCGGCGGCGCCGAAGACGCGGCCACCGAAGCGCGGGGCGCCCGCGCGCAGCTCGTTGATGATCTGGGACAGCAGCATCAGAGACGCTCCAGCACCAGGCCATCGGCGAACGCGATCGTGAGGCGTGCCTGCACGCTGGCGGCACAGCTGGCGAGCGCGTCGGTCATGTAGTTGGCGCGCGGTGCGATGCGCCAGCCCTGTCCGTTGTCGGCCTGCTTTTGATGGTCCTTGCGGCGCACCGCGCCGTTACGCACGCCGTGCCAGAGATAGGCCGGGTAGTAGTTGTCATCGGTGACGCCCAGTGCCGCGCGCTGCGGCCAGACGGCGATCGCCATGCCACCGCGCATGATCTTGGGCTTGATGCTGCGCATCAGCCGGCCGGTGTCCTTGCCGGGGTGTTCGCCGGCTTGCGACACCGCGTTGCGTGCAACGAGGCGCCGGGCCTCGATGGCGACCTCACGGCCCGATGCACGCATGGCTTTGCGAATTGGGCCGCGTTTGAAGTCGGGGCGCTGGAGGCCGTAGGCATCGATGTGGACGATGCCGGCCACCTGGGTGATGTTGCTCATCTCAGTTGCTCCAGGTCGATCAACAGCCAGTCGTGCCGGCCTTGCCACGGCGCGACGCGCTTGATGCGGTAGACGCAGTCGCCATGCACCGCTTCCCAATCCGGGCCCATGCGCTCGATGCCGGCACGCCAGCGCACCGTGAGGTGGTGCGTGATTCCGTCGCCGGTCTGCACGCCGTCGCGATACGTGGCGCCGCCGACAGGAGTGAGCCGCCCCCAGGCGTTGCCGGGTTCCGAGTACTCGGGCGTGATGCCAGCGCCGAGACCGGGCGCGTCGGTGCGCGTGCGGAAGGCCACGTAGTAGCGGAGGTCACCGGCCGTGGGCAGGCGCGACAGCTCTTTGGCGCGTTCGCTCATGGCTCACATCTCCGGCAAGCGGTAGTAGTCGAGCAGGCCGTCGAGCGACGGGCTGATGACGATGTCTGCCGGCGATAACAGGTCGCGGTGCTCGTAGAACATGCCCACGCGCAGCAGCATCCATTGCCGGATCGGCTCGGGCACATCGGCAGCAGCCGGGCCGTAGCCGGCGGTGTAGTCGATCAGCACGGCATTGGGTATCGGCGCGGCTTGCGGCCATGCCGCGCCGCGCGCGAGCACGACGCGCGGCGGGTCGCTGAAATCGTCGAGCAGCCATGCAGACGCCTGCACAGGTTGCAAGGCTCCGTCGAGGTCGCGGTACTGGATGGCGGTGACATCGATGACGGGGCCACGGCGCAGCAGCAGCGACGCCGCGAACCAGTCGAACGCGGCCCGCAGCGGGCAGCTGATGAAGGTGCGGCGGGTGTGCTCTTCGGCCTCCAGGCGCGCGGTCTTGATCCAGCCCGCGAACTGGGCTTGCTCGACGTCGCCGTCGATCGCGCGGCAGTGCGCGATGGCGTCGGCGACGGTCACCGGCTCGATGGCCGGCTGGCCAAGCCGGCGCGGGTTCATCGCAGGCTGCGGGCGTAGGCGACGGCGTCGGGATGATCGTCGGCGTGACCGGCGGCGATCAGGTCTTTCGCGGCAGCGGCAGGCAGTTCGGGCGTGTCGTTGATGCGGCCAGCGTCGCAGTCGATCAGCAGGCGGACGGTGATGACCTTGGGGCGGCGATTCTTGATCGCGGCAGCGGCGGCGGCCTCGGCTTCGAGGCGCGCGGCGGCCTCGGCTTCGGCACGCGCGGCGGCCTCGGCTTTTGCTGCTGCGGCGGCGGCAGGGTCAATCTCGGGCGTGATCAGGTCGCGCTGATCCACGCCGGCATTGTCGGTCGGGGGCATGGGCTACTCCGGGAGAGATGGGGCAGTGCCGCGCGGCGCGTGAGCCGCGCGGCGACGTGATCAGGCTCAGGACGCGGAGTGCTGGAGGCACTTGGCAGCGCCGCCGACATCGGTCCAGGCACCGCCCGAGCGGGTCCAGCACAGGAAGCCAACCTGCCCCTTGCTCGCATAGACCGAGTCGGCGAAGCGGAACAGGGTCACGTCGAGCACGTCGCGGATGATGTAGGGCGAGAAATCGCCGTAGGCGATCGACTTGGCCGACGCGGCCGGCACGGGCATCGCGTTGTTGATCTCGATGCCCTTGCCGAGCAGCTCTTCGGCACGGCCGCCGGTGATGCCGGCGTCCCAGCTCGGCAGCCAGATCGGGCGGCCGTTGGTGTCCTTGAGCTTGCGGATCATCTTGCGCGCCGACTGGCTCATCATCCACTTGAGGCCGCCGACGGCTGCTTCCTCGTACGCCACGTCGATCGACTCTTGCAGCTCCACCAGATCGTCATAGCTGACGCTGACCGTGCTGCCGGTCAGGCACACGCGGCCGGTGGTCAGCGAGGTCAGCATGCCGCCCGGCTCATTGCTGCCCGAGCCGTTGGTGTAGCGGTCGTTCTGGTAACGACCGATGCGCATTTTCATGCGGTTGCTGACGAAGCCTTCGATATCGGCTTGCGAGTCTTGCAGCAGTTCGATGGGCACCGCGATGATCTTGCTGGACCACTTCTGCACGTTGATCGTCACCGTGCCGAACACCGCGTCCGTCGCCGTGGCAGTGGAGTTCTGGTTGGCGATTTCGCCCATCTCCGCCGTGCCGTCGCTGGTGGGATAGCTCAGCGTGGCGCCGGTCGAACTCACCAGGCGCGTGGCGACGCGGCGCATGCCGCCGTAGTCCTTCATGGCTTCGAGGATTCGCGGTGCGACCTCGGTCTGCACCGTGTAACCGCCTTCACTGCCGGTGGTGGTGCTCAGCGTGTTGACCACGCGCCACTCGTTCGCGTCGAGCGCATTCGGGCCGTTGCGCATCCACTTGTTCATCAAGTGGGTGCCGACGACCTCGCGCTCGACCGGGGTCAGCGGCGCGGCGCTGTTCGACAGCACGCGCTCCATCAGCGCCACCGGGTTCGTGCCGGTCTCGACCACAGCATGGCGCGCGACCATGTCGCCGGCAGCGAGGTTCATGGCCTTCTGGGTGCGGTCGATCTGGCCGTCGAGGTCGGTGATCTTCTTTTCCAGTTCCTCGAACTGCTTGGTGAGGTCGGCGGACCAACCGGTCTTGTTGTTCTCGACCAGGTTGTGGATGGCCTTGGCGGCTTCGTTGCGGGCCTCCCGCAGCGCTTGGATCTTCATGAGGTCATTCCTTCGGACAAAGAAAAGGGGCCGCCCTCGCGAGAGGTGCGGCCCCGGTGTTGGGCGGGAGCCCGGGGGTCGGTGATAGGTCAGTGCCGGGCGAGCAGCGCGGCCACGCAGCGGGCGCGGGCATAGGCGGCGTCGACGGCGGCGGCTTCGGCCAGCAGTTGCTTGATGCGATCGGGCAGCGCCGGGGCCGGCGTCGGCGCCGGAGGCGGTGCGAGGTTCTTCAGGTCGCGGCGCTCAGCAAGCATGGCGTCGACGACGGGCCGCCACGCAGCTGCGAGTGCCGTCGGCGTGGCGGTGCCGCGTGCGCTGGGGCCGGCTGCCGGATCGGTGGGCGCTGCGGCGTCGGCGGCGATGCTGTCGGCCAGCCCGGCATCGATCGCCGCTTGGTCGGTGTACCAGGTGGTCTTGGCCATCGCCGCAATCCAGTCGTCGGCCGTCGTAGTCTTGCCGGCGGCCTTGGCGCGGCGTACGTAGTCGCCGGAGATGCAGACGTCGATCATGTCGAGCAGCTCAGCCATCTGGCGCAGGTCGTCGCTGTTGCCCCACATGCCGCAGCCGGCCTTGTGGATCATCATCATTGCGCCGGGGGCGATCTCGACGGTGTTGCAGCTGGCCGCGATGGTCGTCACTGCGCTGGCCGCCATTCCGTCGATGTGCGCAACAGTGCGGCCCGGCAACTGGCGCAACGTGGTGGCCATCGAGCGGGCGTCGAACACGTCGCCGCCGGGGCTGTTGATGCGCACATGGATCAGCGGCACATCGCTGAGCTGCGCGAGCTGGGGCACAAGCTGGTGTGCGGAGATGCCGCCCCAGAACTCATCAGCATACGGGTCGATGACGTCGTAGAGGTAGACGGTTGCCGAGCTGCGGTCAGGCGCCAGCACGACGAGCGGGCAGTCGGGTACCTCATCAGGCTCGGCTGCGGGCGCCATCTGGGCACGCAGGGACACCCGCGCCTGGTTGTAGGCGCGAAGGATTTTCGGGGTCATGCGGGTTCCTTCAGGGCTTTGGCGCAGGGGCCGGTTCAGGCGCGGGGGCCGGTGCGCGGGAGGCACCGGCGGGCGGGTAGTAGAGCTGGGCAGCAGCCCCGCCCATCGGTTCGCGGCGCTCTTCGTGCCGGACTTCGTCTTGCGTCAACCAGCCCGGGCCGGCTGATCCGCCCAGGGCGCGGCTGTAGTACTCGGCCAGCGCCTTGGTGTCGAGCGCGAGCAAAGCCTTGCGGTCGAACTCAACGAAGTAGCGCGACTTGAGCGGCCAGAACTTGCGGTTCAGTTCCTGTTCCCAGCGGCGCAAGTGCGGGCCGAGCGTGTAGGTCAGGAAGCCGAGCGACATGTGCTCGACGCCAGAACCGAACGACGTGGTTTTCTCAACCTGCCCGATCATCATCGGCGGCACGCCGAACGCGCGGGCGATGTCCTCGACCTGAAATTTCCGCGTCTCCAGCAGCTGGGCATCGGCGGCATTGAGCGAGAGCGGCTTGATTTCCATTCCGTCGGTCAAGATCAGTGGCGTTTTGAATGCGTTGTTGTTGCCGCTGTAGCGCTGTGCGAATGACTGGCGCAGGGACTCTTTTGCGTCGTCCTTCATCTTGCCGGGCGTCGACAGCGCGAACTGGATTTTCGCGCCGTTCTCCATGAACTTCGCCGCGTGCTGTTCGGCGGCCAGACCGATGCTGGCTGCGTGATAAGCGGCGTAGCGTATGACGCTCATGCTGCGGATGCCGTTGAAGCCGAACCCCGCCATGTGCAGCATGTCTTCCGGCGTGCAGCCGACCGTGGTTTGCGTGCCGGGCAACGTGATCGCATAGAGCAGGTTCTGCCCCGCGACCTGATCCCAGATGACCGTGTCGGGCCACAGCGGGATGATCTCGCGCGGCTGGCCGTTGCGGTCACGGTCAATGTGCGCCGGGGCGTCGCCGCGCAGGAGCATGCAGGTGGCCAGCCATTCCCACATGCTGGCCGATGTCCATGCCGGGCTCGGTTGCTCGTTGAGCAGCCACCACAGGTCATGCTCGATGCGGCGCCGGCCGGTGCTGGTGCGCTCGTACACGTTGCAGGGCAGCATGGCGATGGCGCCGGCAATCAGCCGCGTGGCGGCATAGACGGCCGATAGCCGCATGGCGGTGGCGTCGTTGAGCGCGACACCGGCGACGCTGGGGATGCCAGTGCCGAACAGCTCCAGCACCTGCGGATCGGACGAGAGCACCTGCGTGGTGATGGCGTTCTCGGCACGCTCGATGACGGGTTCAGTCCGGGGCGGCATCGCTGCGTCAAGCGGATTGGATCGCACGCCACGGGCGATGTTGCGGAGGGTTGCGAACATGGTCAGTCGTCCAGTGTGGCGAAGCCGCTGCTGTAACCGTCACCGCGATTTGCGAGGTGGCGATTGAGGGCAGTGAGTGCGGCAACGACCGGATCGATCTTGTTTTCCGGCCGCTCTTTGCGCGGGTAGATGTTGTCTTTCTGATCGCGGTGGCAGATGACGTTGCTGACTGCCCAGGCGGCAACCGGATCGCCGTTGTGCCGCAGCTTTCCTTGCAGCACCAGCGCCTCCAGCTCTTTCATCGGCTCGCTGAAGTTCAGCACCGTCGGCCTGATTTCGACCATCGGCACGTCTTCATCGAGCATGTGCCCGCTGAGTTGCGT